TCTGATCCCAAATTTCCGTATCCTCTCACCATCACATCCAATTCTTCTTGCTCGTGAAATTTCTTGTATTCCTCTTGAATAATCTCCTTAACTCTTTCTATGGTAATTCTCATTCTATTTCCTCGTTATTTCGTTCAGCATTCGATTTATCTTGTCCGCCTTAGAAAGAGAGCGGTTGGCACCCTCATGTATTCTGGGATTCATGAACGCCTCTGGCGTCGAAGGTTCCGAAACAAAATCAAAACATATCAACTGAAAATCATCCTCAACTATAGTATCTCCCTGGTGTTCCTTGACACTTCCCAGTCCCCTGGAAGATATCCCCAATTTCACTCCACTCTTCACGAGAGACTCTAAAATTTTTCCACTAGGCGTTTCAAGAAGTTTTACCTTTCCCATCACAGTGTCGCCGTCCCACCATGTCTCCGTCACCAAGTGGGAAGCATTCTTGAGGTTTATAACACTCTCGTCCGGGTGGTCCAACTCCCCAATGGCGCGGTTTTCTTTTACCAATTTTTGATAATTCTCCATCTCTCTCTTGAGAACCTTGTCAGGATAGACTCTCCCGTTGCCATTTCGAGTGTCAGCGCGCTGCAAGATGCCCGTAAGAAACACGACGCCTTCTTTGACTTGGCGCTTTTCATCCTCTGTTAGAAAGTCCTGGCATACGCCCCCTTCACACAGTTCATAGTATTCTCGTAAAAGATGCTTAGACATAGTTATTATCCTGGCTTGTTGAAGTTCTTCTTTTCTCGGAGTTTGATCTCTGCACGTTCGCGCGCTTTCTGCTCCTCTGCCGCAACTGTCTCCATTACTTTCCTGGACATGTCGAGGAACGAGTCTAAAAGTTCATCTTCCAGTTCCAACTCAACAGCGGTCATAATCCCATTAGGATCTGACATTGATGTAGGCAGATCTTTTGATTCTGCTACCGCGGTCATAAGTGCCGTCATTGCTATATCGGCAATTTGCTCAACCTCCAAATCAGAGGAGTCGTCGTTAGACGGGCGCATTTCATAATCCACCTCCCCCTCATCATCGAAGAAGGCGACTTCGCGCATCGCGCGCTTGGACTCTTCTAATATTATCTTGTTCAGGTATTTCTTACTTATCCTAATCATTCTCCCATCTCCTTTGTGCAGGCGCCACCTGCGCGGTCTAACTTCCCTTGCAGCAGCGGCGAACTGTGGGCAGAAACCACTTAATTGTTACCATCGACACCATTCTCACCCTCCGGATTGAGCGATAATTGAAATCCATTATCGCATATCAACATGTTCAGTATATAACTAGTTCCAGAACTCAGGCATCCCAAAAAAAATCCAGTTATAAAATCATAATTATATGTAAATAGTTCTGTATAAGGACTTAACGCCCATACAAAAGCGCCCACCCAAAATCCAACACACATAGGACAATGGAAGAAGTGATGCTTTGGGCGTATTGAATTAAATATCGTTCCGAAACACAAGATTTGAGTAATGCCATAGCATATTAAAATAAAATACACCAAGTCCATCACGCATATCCGCTAAGATATCGGCGCGTATCATATGGTTGTATGCTGCCCTTCTTTACCGATTGGGGTACCTTTCCCAGAGGAGTAGAATCTTCCTCTGTTGGCTCGATATACATGTGCTCTACCTCTTTTTCGTAGGCATCAGCAAACAGATAGTCTGGTTTCTCTTTCTCTATAAATTTCCCTATCGAAAGAACCACCAGATCAGTTACTGGAAACTCTGAATTTGTTGGGGGAAGAATAATCCCTCCCATTGCTCCATGCACATTGCCGCCTTCGACGGTACCAGGCGTAATGAGACCGGCATGCAGAAGAAAACTAAAAAGTCTATCCTGAGATGCGTATACTTGATCGTTATATGAACTTTTAGGTAACGTCACCACTTTGCTGGTAGAAGGGACAACAACAATGTCTATGTCAGGGTGATCAAAGATCATGAGACTCCCATCGATAGACTTTCTTATATCCAGATTCATCTTTATTGGAAGATTCTCTTCCGATGCGCGAGGAGGAGGGGGAGTCTGCTCTTGAGGATCAACCTTCTCATCTTCGGGTGAGACCTTATCCGTAATAGTTAATTTAATGGGCATTAGGATTCCATCTCCTTTGCTAAATTTTGAATCTCCAGAATTTGAACAATAACACTTTCATCATATTGCTTCTCCTCAGCATAAGACTCCAAGATGCTCAAAACTTCCCGCGTCTTGGATACCATAGCATCATCCTCCAAGATGAACTTCTGCTCCAGAGAACTTCTTATGACGTTCTTTAGTCGCCCCAACTCTTCATTCAGATATATTTTTAGCGAGACGCCGTTATCGCTAAAGGAAGTGGCATATCTTGTAACCACCTCTTTTTGCTCTTCTAGAAGACTGTTTTCATACTTTTTATTATAGTTTTCCATAAAAGTCTTGTAAACCAGATTATCTGTCGGTTTCATCTCGTCGGAGGTACCGGAAGAACTGTCCGAATTGCTCCTTACAAATAGATTTTCTAGAACAACCCTCTTCTTTACGGGAAGATCCTGACTCAAAATCTGCGATATCGTAGCTAAATTCTTATAACTACTGATAAAGTTGTTGAATACTCCTCCCGGAAGTTCTTTGTTTATTCTGTTTATAACTTTTGTCTGCATATTGAATACTTCTTTCTTATCTAGCTTTTCGTATTCTCTTTTCGATTCAGAAAGTAACTTTTCTAAAAGTTCAGACTCGATTTCCCTGCACTCTGATAAAGAATCATATAATTCCTTTTCTTTATGTAGTATTTTCCCCTTGCTAAAGAAATCTTTACATATTCCCAAAGCAATTTCTTTACGCTTATGGTCCCCACTCACCACGCTGCGCGTGATATCTTGAATGAGAACTTCGTAAAGAAAAGCGGTATTTCTTTTCTTATTATGCTTACTTTTGCGCGTCCTTTTCATGCTTTTTCTTCTCCAACTGCTCTATGAGAGTCTTTATTTCTCGCTGCGAGTTCTTAATTTCAAAAACTCTCCTTTCCTCTGCCTTATAATTATTATCGAGATCCTCTGCAATGCCATTTCCAAGAGTAAATAGTTCCGATGCGCCGCCCCAAACATTTCGCTTGGTGTTTTTGCCTTTTTCCGTACTCGCTTTTCCAGCATAGTGCCGCTTACGCGCGCCTTGCGGTCGCCTATCATTTTTAGTGAGAGTATATTCACTCTTCTCATACTTCCTAACATCATCGTCTCTCTTTCCTGGCGGAGCGGCGAGGAGCGGACCTTCATCTTCTGCCGGGGGCGCCTCGTCATCCACTGCGGGTTCGCCCAGGGCGGCATCATCTTCCGGAGTTTCGCCCATATCCATTTCTGCTCCCATATCCATTTCTGCTCCCATATCCATGTCGCCGGCACCCATTCCTGGTGCTCCTCCTCCGGCGGATGCGGCGCCCATTTCGGCAGCAGCATCCATAAGAGACTGCATCTTGCGATCAGTAAACATTTCTCTCTGGTTTCGCAAAAATTCATCATCGGTCATGCCGAAAACCTTTTGCGCAATCCACCTCTTAGAGAAATATCCTTCGGTTGCAGTAGTGGCAACAGCAAATCTCGTATTCCACGACTCCAACTCCTGCAATTCGGCAATTTTGGACGGGTTATTGAGGAACAGATCAAAGGAAATCAAATCATCGCCTCGAAATCCCAGAGTATATAGGTGAATAATTCCTATCTTTTCTAACTCTGCCAAGACGGCGCGCTGTAATCGCTGCACTGTCCTAGAGAAGCGGATATCTTTTTGCGCTAAAGTTGTCTTATCATCCTCTCCCCCTTCCGCTCTCGAAAGATATGCGGGCGGTATCTTAATTGCAGAAAAGAGTTTATCTCTAAGGTATTTAACATCGTCGATGTCGCCTGTATAAGTTCCTCCGGGGAGAGATTCTATTTTAGTATTGGTGTTGCCGCCCCTGACTGGCAAGAAATAATCTTCCTCAATGCTCATTGGATTGTATCTCAGATCAACCCTTCCCGTATCTTGATCGATCACCTGATTACGCTTCATCTGTGTGATGATCTTTTGCATATATTGCTCTACATCTTCCGGAGAAATGCCCCCAACATCAATATAAAAGACTCTTCGCTCCGGCGACCTCACAACACGATATGCCATCATAGCATCTTCTAGTAAAACCAATTGACGCCAAATGCGGCGCGCCGGTTCCAAGATAGATGATCCATATGGAACATACTTATCATTTCCTAAAATACGAAAATGTGCAATCTGCCAATTTTCAAACGTGATGCCGCCGGAATTCCACTGGAATTGTACATAGTTTGAATTAGTTGGATCTTCGCCCTCCAACCTCTCTACTTCATTAGTCGGCAATCCAATGACACTCTTTACTCCAATGCCTTCGTCGATGTCTAAATATAGAAACATGTCCCCATACTTGCACATGGTGCGGCACCAGCCAAAAAGATTGAAATCTATGTTCAGCACCTGATGAAAGAGAGTTTCCAGAACAGATCTAATCTCTTCGTTCGTGCACCTAATCCTTAGCATATCTTCAAACGAAGTAGATGTCGTCATCTCGTCGGCATATATATCGAGTGCCGAAGCAAGTTCTGGCATATACTCCATCTGGTCGAAATCTATATACCTCTCGCTTCTCTGCTGATTTGCAATTGCGGTAGAGTTGATACTCTCGAAAGGATTGTAAGTGGTTTTCTTAAAATTTTGCCCACTTGCAGACTTGAATCTATATTTATCTAAATCTTGCCTTCGTTGATTCCGGATCATCTGCGTCTTGCGCGTGACAAGAGGTCCAGAAAATAACTTAGTCAATCTCCTGAATAGTGTAGAATCCGAATTAGCAGGATTTTTTGTATTGTCGTCCATCTATTTTATCCTTTATACAACCAGGCATATTCTGATTGTACTTTTCTTTGTTGTTCCAACTTGTCATGCATCTCGTCTTGTCTATAACCATGCATTCCCTTGATCGCAGTATTCATTTTGGTATTAGAGTATATCATACTATCCAAAAAAGCTTTAGCATATCTCACATCTCGCTTCGAAGACGTGATTACAGTATCTCTTACCCAGCATGCAATTGCCAAACTCATAATAAGATCATCATTATAACTACGCATTGCCTGGGGTTTCCCGTTGTTCCACACAAAAGTCTTAAACTCGCTCACAGTACGAG